GATCTTCTTGTTGGGTAATACTCTGTTCTGCCTTGTCTATCACCATATACAGTTCCTAATTCATATGATGTTCCTGGGAGAACTGCTTCATATGCCATAAAGTTGACATCTGTATTGGTAGATCCACCACCAGACCATCCTATCCAAACATCAAATGTGTTTGTAAGTGCAGGTTTGAATTTTTTTACCAGACTATCAGTTGTGTAATATAGGTTTGTGTATGGATTAACTGACATCTAAATAGTGAGAGTGTTCCTATATTATGTATGAGCTATAAAGGAAGATTTAAACCATCCTTCCCAGAAAAATATATTGGAGACCCAAACAATGTAATCTATAGGTCTCTGTGGGAATTGAAGTTCATGAATTACTGTGACAGAAATGAGAATATATTGAAGTGGTCTAGTGAAGAGATATGGATTCCATACCTATCACCACTAGATAATATAATACACAAATACTTTCCAGACTTTTACATTAAGTATGTTGATAAAAACAAAGTCACCAAAGAAAGTTTAATTGAAGTGAAACCAAAGAGACAAGTTAATGGTCCTAAAACTGGTAAGAGAGTGACCAAGAAACAACTTGTTGAAGTTAGAGAGTATGCAAAGAATCAAGCAAAGTGGAAAGCAGCAAAGGAATTCTGTGCTGATAGAAGATGGGATTTTCAAATATTGACGGAGGATAACCTTGGCGTATAAGACAATCTTTGAACAAGTCAAAGAGTATGCCCCATCAAATCCAACAAGAGAATGGTACAGAACAGAAGTGTTTGGTGCCAAGACCATTCAATATGAGAATGATCCTACAGCATTAATAAGAGAAGAACAATCAGATGATGCAGGTGATGTTCTTCAAAGAGATAAAAATGTAATGAGGGTTTATCCCAGAATTTTTAGTCTTATGCTCTATGGATATAAAGCAAAGTATAGAGAAGAACTTCCATTCTATGATAAGTATCCACTAGCATTTGTCTTGGATGTACAACCCAAGTCCTTCTTTGCTATAAATCTACATTACTATACACCATCACAAAGAATAGGAATAGTTCAAAATTTAGCAGAAAATAAGATTCCAAGATTTGAAAAAGGAGCACATAAATATTTACTATCAGAGGTAAGAACTCCTTATCTACATCTTGCTCAACAAGAATGGGAAACCATATGCATTTTACCACTAGAAGAATTTGTTATGGACTTGGGTGGAGTAGAAGTACCAATTCCATCAAATAAGGTGTGGGGGTAGATAAATGGGAATAGTCAGCGGAGACAAAGGTGTAGGTGGAGGATGGTATCAGGATCCAAATAATCCAGATATCTATAGATCTTACATAAATCAAAAGGCTGCTGGAAGTTCAGGAGTTAGGGATTACATATATGAATTTAATATTAGAACTGGAAGTTCAAATGTTTTAACAAATGCTGCTACAAGATCTTCTATTTGGACTACAAATGGTAGCGATGGAAAACAAGCAAATATAAACAGTGATCTAATAAAAGAGTATAAAGCATCATTTGGATTAGATGTAACTGCATTAAGAAAAATAGATCAATATTATGCTGAATCTGCTGTAGATAAATTTGCTACAGGACCACAGAAAGAAAGATTAAATAAATTAGGAAGATTCAATACAGAACAAGAAACCCCATCCCCATCTCCTAATGGTGGAGACAACACAGATACTGAAGGAGCTAATACAAGACAACCTACACCAGAATCAGGTGCAAACTTTCCCTTTGGTTCTTTAAGAACTGTAGAAAACTTTAATGCTGGTGACACTGGATATAAAAACTTTAAGTATCCAACCACTATAGAGAGTGGGCAAGATTATATGATAATCAATATATTTAATTATAAGGTTGCAGATATATTTGGTTCTGGTGGTGTTGCTAATATAAGTCCTGGAGCATTTTTAGAAGGGCAAAGTTTATCCTCTAGAGAGTTTAAAGAATCTCTGGCAAATATAAGACTCCCTGTTCCAAATAATATAATGGAAGCAAACCAAACAAAATGGGGAAGTTCTGAACTAAACAATCTTGCTGCTGGTTTATTGGCTGGTGCTACTGGAACAGTGGGGGGTGTTGCAGAAACAGATTTTATGACTGCTGGGAAATATACTAGGGACACAGTTAAAAGTATTCTAGAAGGAAAAACCCCAGGAAAAACTCTCATAAAACAAAAATTAACTTTAGGTGCTGCATCAAAATTAATCAATAAACTTGGAGTTAAAGTTGATGCTGAAGCATTTAGGGCAAGAGCAACTGGAACAGTAGTCAATCCAAATCTAGAATTACTTTTCAATGGACCTTCGTTGAGACAGTTCCAATTCCAATATAAACTAACACCAAGAAGTTTAGAAGAAGCAAAGCAAATAAGAGGAATAATAAAAACATTCAAGAAAGCAATGGCTCCTAAAAGAGGAACTGCTGCAGAGGATGCTTTTTTCCTTGGTGCACCTAATGTGTTTCAACTTAAATTCATGAGGGGAACTGGAGAAAATAAATATCTCCCATCAATTAAAACTTGTGCACTAACAAACTTCTCTGCAAACTACACTGCTGATGGATTCTATTCTGCATACTATGATGGACAACCAATCTCAATTGATATTGTCTTACAGTTTGGTGAACTCACTCCTATATACAATGATCATTATACAATTGATACTGAGAGTGTTGGATTTAATAAAGAAGACTTAAATGAGTTAGAGAAGTCAACAACTGCCCCAGTAACAAGTGAACCTGCAGCAGAACCACAACAACCAGCAGCAACAGAAGCACAAAGAGTGGAAGTACAAAGGCAATTTAACAATCCTTCTGGGCTTGCTGGTGGTACAGGTAGACCATTAGATACAGCAGCAGATGTAATAGAAAGGGCTGGTGGTGCAGGTAGACTAGGAACTGAACCTGTGTACACAGGAGGATTAAGAGGAGGTTAACTTATGGCATACTTCAAGAATTTTTCAGACTTCTTATACCAGTCTCCCCTATCATCAAGAACATCATCTTCTGATTATATCAGAGTAAAAAATATATTTCGTAGAGCAAAGATCAGGGATGACATCTTCCAAGCAGCAGTAGCATTTGATAAGTATCAAATTGTTGGTGAGGAAAGACCTGATCAAATTGCAGAAAAGATCTATGGAAGTCCTCAATATGATTGGGTAGTTTTACTTTCAAATAATATCATTAACTTAAGAGAAGAATGGCCTCTTTCTGACAGTGAATTTAATAACTACATTGAAACTAAGTATACAGAAGATGAGTTAGGTGAAGTCCATCATTATGAAACAGTTCAGCATCTTGATACCAGGGGAAAAATGATTGTACCTGCTGGAAAAATTGTTGACTCAGACTTTAGTGTAACTTATTTTGATTATGAAGTGGAGCAGCAGAATGTATTAAGTGTTCCATACACATTTGATTCAAGTACAACCACATTTGATTCTACCACTGTAAGATTTGATATGGAAGAACAGATTGAAACTATTCGGGGGACTACATATACAATTAATCCAGTTAAAGCAATCAGTGTTTATGATCATGAAATTGCTAGAAATGAAGAGAAGAGAAACATTTATGTTCTGAAGAGAAGATATCTCCAGACAATCATTGATGACTTTGAAGATATTATGAACTATGGATTCTCTTCTCAGTATGTAGATAGGACAACAAAAAGGGGAGACAACTTAAGAGTCATCTCCCCAAGGTAATCATTCTTCTGCCAGTCTCTGGAAGTAACTCAGAGCATCATCTTCATCTTCATCAGAAGAGGATGAACTTGCCTGATAGCTGGTCCCACCATACTTTCCCTCAGAAACTTCTTCCCTAGAAGGAACAGGACCACGATCCTCTTCTTCATCTTCAAAGGATTCATCAACCTTGGGTGCAGCTTTCTGACCAAGGACAGACTTCAGACGATTATCAAGTTGTTCATAGGACTTGAACTTGTCTGCATTAACAAAGTCATCAAGAGAGTATGCTTTCTTCCAGATTCCCTCTAGAACATCATCATCAAAGTCACCAAGAGTAGAGGTTGATTCAAACTCAGAACTATCATAGTTCCAATAACCAGCAACCTTCTTGATCTTCACCTTGAAGTTTGCACCATTCCAAAAGTCAAAGGGATCAATTGGAGTCTCATCATCAAACTCAGGTTGCATAGCAGCAGAGATCTTGTCAAAGATCTTCTTGCCATACTTGAACAGGAATACTTTACCCTCATTCTCAGGGTGTGCTTTATCACTCACAACATAGATGTTAGAGTAGTAAGAGAGTTTACGCTTCCTTTGACGTACAATCTCTTGGTTTGCTTTGCTACCAGTGTTCCACAACTCACGGTTTGCTTCACACACTGGGCAACTCTGACCAACAGTGGTCAGACAGTTATCAATAAACCATCCACCATTTCCTTGGAAGGCATGAGTATAAACTTTTGCCCAAGGAAGCTCCTCATTAGCAGGAGCAGGGAGGAAACGAATAACTGCAAATCCATTGCCTGCTTTATCTACTTCAGGTTTCCAGATGCGCTCATCAGCACCACCTGAACCTGAGGTATTCATCTTCTCCACTTCTTGAACCAGTTTAGAAGTCAGAGAACCAAGCTTGGATTTCTTTTTAAGGTCTGCAAAAGACATTAGATTACCTCGGATTGAAAGGATTGTTTGGATTGGATCTGATTGATCACAGGACTATCATACCCTGAGGAGACAGTCCTGTCAAGGTATTTATCTGTCTCTTATTGCAGTTTTCCTGAGACCCTCAACTGTAGCCTTCATGGTTTTGAATACCTCATGGATGTCAGGGGTATCACCAAAACCTAGTAGTTGAGCAGAGTCTCTCATCTGCTGCTTCATTTGGAGTGCCTCTGGATCATCAGACAAGCAGAGTCTGGTGTAGATAATCTCCTGCTTCTCCAAAAGTTTCTCTAGCAAATCAATGTGTGCTAGTTTTTCTGCAGTTGTCATTGCAAAGAAAGCAGGCAACTCCTTAACAATCTGTCTCTGAATTTCAGAGATAGATTTCATATCTTCTTTAACCATGTCTGAATCAAAAAAAGACATTATTAACCTCCTACAACAGTACTCTTTAAAATTTTTCTGTACTTGAATATATCAATATTTAGAAATGGGGAATATTTCTTGAGTTTCATAGAGACAGATTCCCAAATAGGATCCAAAAGTTTCTTGTCAAAATTATTCCCAAACAGGAATATTCTATCATAGATCACTAGTGTTTCCATAGAAATTTTCCCACTCAGGAACTTTTTTAAAATGATTGGGTGACCTTTAGTACAATCAAATACATCATCCACTTTGTGTTCTGAGAATAATTCCTCAGACTCTTGTGTAAAAATGTACTGTAGACTTTGCTGTCTCTTGTTCCACTCTTGATAGTAAGTATCCCCTGACCTAATTACACTACCAATCCATAAACTATTTGGATCATCTGCAGCTACAAAATTAGCGATG